TTGGAAGTGTTACTGGTGAAGTTAAGGTTGCACTTTCTGACTATAAGCGGAAAGAGAAAGAAAAGAAGAAAGGGCAGTGGAAATTTGACGATGATTCTAGAGAAGATGAGTCAGATGGCTTTGAAATTAAGCCAAAGATTAAGATTTGGGCATTAGGTTGGGTCACAGCGAAAACAAAAGAAAGAGATCGTGCATTATTAGTAAATGACGAGTATAACTATACTTCCATTTTGGATAAGTGTGTGCTTGACCTGAAAAAGAAGCGATTAAACGTGGTTGGTGTGACGACTGACCAATACCAGAGTTTAATGTTTAGACAGACTTTAGAAGAGAAGGGTTATGAGACTGATTTAATATCTTTAGATAGAACAGACGAAATACCAGTGTCTTCGAAGTACGCTATTACAGAAGGTAGAGTGGAATTTCCTTATGCATGGTTGTTAATGAATGAAGCTAAGTACTTGAAGCATATTAATGCCAAGAAAGTTGATCATAGTAAAAAGTCAAGCAAAGACGTATGGGACGCACTTGCTGGTACGATATATGACTGCGAAACTCGTATTGGAACTGGTGGTACGTTTGTTCAGCTTGACGGTGAGGAAGATTAATGAAGAAGATCTTATTAAATGACGGCAAAGGTCTTCCTGGTAAGATTGCCGTAAAGAATTTCACCAAAGCTTCGGCCGCTTATTTGGATGACTTCAGCGTTGGTGAGACGTTATATCCTGCATTAATCAGATTAACTGATAAGGATTGCTGGCAGCTATACAAAGGAAATGATTGGATCACCGCAACTGTCAACAGAATTGTTACAGATTGCGTGAAAGTTCAGCCAAAAGTCCTACCAAAAGACGATGGTAGTAAGATTTCAGGCAGACTTCAAAAGAGAATATTAGAAGTTCAGAACTTTTTGGATGCTCCAAATCCAAATAAAGAAGCTTTCTTTGAAATTCGCGAAAAAACTATTCGCGATTTGTTGATTATTGGACGTGGCTGCATTGAAAAGGTCTTAAGTCCTGCACGCAAAGTTAAAGAAATCTATTCAACTAGTCCTGAATATATTAAAATTCAGGCTGATCAGCATGGTACATTACCAGATAAGAAGACTTATATTCTGAGACATTGGAGAAAAGACTCGGTTCCAACGTATTTTGATATTGATCAGTTAATTTACATGACCCACATGCCGATTTCTAAATCAGCCTACGGTATCCGTATCCTGGACGCCATTGCAAATACGGTTGCGGCAGATATACTGCGAGCAACCTATAACGCCAACTTCTTCCTTAATGGAGCAGAAGCTGCTGGCATCATTGGTTTAGAAGGAATGAATAATAAGGAACTTAAAAAGTTCCAGAACTATTGGCGTGAAAATTTCCGTGGCGCAAAGAACGCACACAAAACCGCTGCTGTCAATGTCCCTGTTAAGTACGTTAGAATGGCAATTACGAACCGTGACTTAGAATTTAACGAGTACGGTAAAGAATTGCGTATGCGTATTTTCGCAGCTTATGGAATGCTGCCATTTGTTCTTGGATTAATTGACGAAAATACTGGTAAGCTTAACAGCGACCAACAGATGCAGATTTATAAGGACGGCGCTTTAAAACCGATCCTTATGAAGGAATCCTATTACTATACGAATGAAATCGTTCGTATGGGATTTGGTTATGATGATATTCAAATTTGCTTTCCGTCAATCGACTTACTTGATTTCCAAAACCAGTCAAACGTTGATAGACAGGACGCAGCTTCTGGTATCACCACCATCAATGAAATCAGAACTCAAAGAGGTAAGGGACATGTACCTTGGGGTGATACTCCCATTTCGGTCATGCCCGGTGGTGGCCAAGTTGATCCTCGAACTGGTAAACTTATTCCACCTTCTCAAAACCAAAATGGTAAAGGGAAGAATACTGCAACAGCTAAGAAACCAGCCGCCAAAAAGCCGACTGCGAAAGAAGTATTGAATCTTCTATATAAGATCACTAAGATTAAAGTCAATGCCATAGTCAAGAACTACGGTGATTTCAATATTCCAATTGAAGGTAACGTTTCAATTTGGGATGAAACGCCTTTTGGTAAGATGTTGAGCAATTCTTTCGAAAATCCAGTAGATGCTGGAAATAGTGAAGTTCTTGTAAAGTATGCTGAATTTATAGTGCTCACAAAGCATATCGTATACGAAAACATTTCTAAAGGAACGGTTGCAAACATCAAGCCCCAGATTGACCAGTTAATTCAGGTCGAACTTGAAAAGGTTGGACAATGAGCATTCATAAGAAAACCAAAGAAATTGACATTCTTACCTGTCGAAAGGATTTCAAACGCTTTAATCTTAAGCGTAATTTCCGCTTTGGTGCTTCTTTCAAGACTTTCAAATCAGACGAAAAAGCTTCTATAAACACTGAAAAACACACGTACATCAAAGGTTATGCTTCGACTGATGATGCTGATCGTGTTGATGATGTTATCACGCTAGATGCATTGCAGAAGAGCAAGGATGACTTACTCCAGCCCGGTTCCAAAACAGTTTTCTATAACCACGACAAATCGATGCCCATCGGCAAGGTGGTTTCTACCTCTCTTGACGATAAGGGTTTAATTGTTGAAGTACAGATATCTAACGCTGATGACGTTAAGGATATTCGAACAAAAATTAAAGAAAAAGTATTAAATTCGTTTTCTATCGGCGGAAGATTTAAAAAAATACAAGTTGAGAGAGATGATGAAGGCAATGTAACGAGCTTCAAGGTTCTGGAGCTCGAACTCTTTGAGGTTTCGGTAGTCGGTATTCCGTGTAACCCAAAGGCAACCATTTTCGGTGTAATGGAAAAGTCTTTCAAAAACTTCAAAGACACGAGCATAAAGGAAAAGAACATGAAGAAGGAAAATAAGGACAAGGCTGAAAAGGGCAAAGAGACTCCGGTCGTCAAGATCGTCAAGCCTGTCTCCAAGGCGACCAAGAAGTACATCGCCAAGGCGATTGCTGAGGCTATTGCTCCGGTGTCTGCCACGCTGAAGACTGTGGGTGACGCTCTTGCCTCGATGACCGAGATGGTCAAGTCCATCAATGTCAAGAAGGAAAAGAAAGATATCAAGAAAAACAAAAAGACGAAGGTCGAAAAGAACGCTCCTGAAATGCCGGAGTGGGCGAAGACCTTAACGAAGCAGATGGAAGATATCCAGTCTGACCTCAAGTCCAATACGAACAAACGCAAGGGTTATGTTTCGCAGGATGAAGAGGAAGAAACTGAAGAAGAGGTCGAACAGACCGAAGAAATCAAGAAAGCTTTAAAGGATGCGGACGACAAGGATACGGTCAAGTACGTCAAACACGTGATGGCCAATCCTGAGCTCTACGAGAAGTTGGAAGAGTCTGAACAGGAAAAGGCCAATAGCATTTATTTCGTGCTGATGGACAAGTCGAACCGCAAGGATCGGTAATAAAATTCGTCTCTGGAACGATTAATCTGTCAAGCGCATTGAGTTGAGAATCAAACGTTAAGGAGTGAAGAATGAAACTGGCGACCAAGGAAAAGAAGAAGGAACTTGTCATCAAAGACAAGAAAAACCTTCAGATGATCAAGAAGGCGTTGGCTGTCTCCGTCGATCAGGGTGACAGTGACGTCTCGAGCTATCTACCTGCTCCTCTCGCTATGCAGGTGATCGCTTACATCCGCGACATTACCTTGATGCGCAGACTCGTCAGAGTCTTCACTCAGAGTGCGAGAAACTGGAAAAAGCCGAAGAGAAGTTCTGGTATGTCGGCTTACTACATTCCTGACGGTGTTCAGGCTGTAGAAACTGGATTCACGGCGACCAGCGTGACGTGGGTTGCGAAAAAGCTCATGTCCTACGTCGTGGTTGACGAGGAATCGATTGAAGATTCTCAGCCGGACCTGATCCAGCAGGTTTTGGAAGACTTCGCTAAGGCTGTGGCCGAAGCTGAAGATTATGCTTTCCTTCAGGGTGACCCGACGCATCTTGCGACGGCTCCTGACCCTTCGAGCGCCACCAGCAACAACTGGTTCGCGCGTGATCCGCGCCTCGCGTTCCAAGGCATCTTCACTGCCGCTGCCTCGGGCTCTGCGGCGACTCAGGTCGATGCTGGCGCAACCAGCTTTGACACTGACATGGTGAACAAGGCTCTGTACAACCTCGGCAAGTATGGTCGTAACAAGGCCAACATCAAAGGTATCGCCCCGGTTGAACAGGCCGCGAACATCCGCGGTAACTCGGAACTGCGCTCGGCGTTGACGTCCGGCCTTCCGCTGGCTTCGTTCATCACTGGTCTCGGTTCGGCTGGTGAAGGCGAAGGGTTGATCACCAGAATCTTCGGTGTTGACCTGTACGAAGGTCCGTTCGCTCCGGCTGGCCAGATCGCTCTGTTCCACAAGGACAGCCCGTCCATCGGTGACCGCCGCTTGATCAAGTTCGTCAGTGACGTGGTTATCGAGCAGGATCAGCGCAAGTACGTGGTCAGCGAAAGAATCTCGTTTAACTTCGACTACACCGATGCGCTCGCGCTCATCACCAACCTGTCTCAGACTCTGGTCTCCTAAGACAGGGCAATAACTAAGCAGTAAGGAAGGGAGGACTAGAAATAGTCCTCCCTTTTATTTTGACGATCGTAAAACTTATACCGTTCATGAAAATTGCCATATTCACACAAAACATCGGCAATTACATAAGCGGTGGAAGACAGTATCCATGGTTTTTAGGACATTGTCTTGCCAATGCTGGTCATGACGTTTTATTTGTCACAAATGCAGATGTGTTATTTGATAGAGACTATCAGAACTTTCCCGGAAGAGAAAGAATTGAAATAAAGAAGGATTACCATTTTGGCACTAAAGACAGTGCCTTTATGAGTAAGATCAAACAGTACGATCTATATATTACGTCACCAATGGAAGGTACTGATTATGGAGTAACACTAGCCAAGAATAATAATAAGAGAGTGATTAGTTTATTGTTTGAACCGTTTAATCTTATTGACAGAGTAGCACAAGAGACTGGTATTGAAATGGCAACAATAGATCACGCCAAAGTCACTGATTTTGCTAAGCAACTACTGAAATCAGACTTAATTCTGTGTAATGCGAAAACAATGGCTGACCACACTAAGGAATGGCTTGGTGCTGGCTTAACTGTTGAATATAGCTACAAGAATCAAGACTATTACAAGAGACTACCCGGTTTCTCTGGGAAAATGGATCATTTGTTTAATGGGTTCAATACTCATATAGCTGACACGGTTAAAAGAGTTACAATACAAGAGCGCGAGAATTCTGTTGTTTATTTGTCAAGAGCGGTGCAATACAAAGGATTTATTGATCTATTGGTCTTTGCTCAAACGAAAGTAAAGCCAAAGATCCACATGATTTGTGGTTTTATTGATGAAAGACATCACTTAACTCGCAAATTCTTTGATGCTTGCAAAGAACACAAACTTGATATACAACTTCACAAACAAATTACAGAAACAGAGAAGTTTAAGATATTGGCGAAGACTAAGGCTCTATTCTTTCCAAGTAGATTTGAAGGTTTTGGTATTCCTCCAGCAGAAGCGTTTTACATGGGTACTCCTGTGATTTGTTACGATCTACCTGTGTTACAGGAGATCTATGGAGAATATCCACATTATATGCCATCATTCGATGTGGCAAGTTATGATGGTCAGTTGGATGAATTGCTGACCAATAATGAACTTTTATTTAGAAAAGTAAATGAAGCTAGAGATCATGTGGAGAAGTTTGCAAGTGTGGAAAATTATACGAATAACATCAATAGAATAGTGTGTGGATTTATGGGTAAGCCTGTCCAGCTTACTTCTAAACCTACTACACTAAAAGCTTCAGAACCAACTACAAAGCCCAAGTCTATGATGAGTTTGTTAAATTCTGTGCCAACACCAGTCATAAATGAAGCCACTTTATTCAAATACGTTAAAGCTGAAGACTATAATAAGACTGATTTTGGATCAGAAATAGTCAT